GTTTTGTAATGAAAAAGACTGAATTATTTACTTTCGAAGATGTTACGCTAGACGTAACCTTCGGAATCTCTGAGACAGTTCGTCATGGAGGTCCCTTTGATCGTGGATCAGCTGATAGTTATTATGGTCGAGGTCATCGGCCTCATTACTACACTGAGGATACTCATAACTCAGACCGTATAGAAGAATCTGATATGACAGAGGAAGAAGTGCTTGAATATCGCGCTGGGTTTTACTATAATGAAACTGTCAATATGGATTGGAAAGACTGGGGATGATTTATAGGAATGAAAAGTATGGTGATAGTAAAGTATTTTCTGTTGCTGAGAACTATGCTGGTACATGGCATATTATAGAATATGTTAATAACTGTCATAGAAGTGATATGACTATATCTAAAGAAGATGTAGGATCGTTTATTAAGAAGCTTGAAGACGGTGGTTGGGTAAAAAAAGATCGGTTATCTTGAAAATAACAGTTGCACTTTGTTTCGAAAGAGACTATAATAGGTTAAATAAAGAGGAAATATATTATGACATTTGTTGAACAACTACGTATTGAGCATGCTAACTTCGTTAAGAAAGAAGCTGCTAAGTTTGCTAAGAAGCAAGCAAAAGAACAAGCTGCGTTTATGAGAAAGCAGCAGCGTCAAGCGAAAGCTAAACGTGAAGATAAGTCTATGCTTCGTAAAGAAGAGTTTTACTATACTGATGCATCTAAGTATGCTCAGCAGTACTATGGTGAGACTTATCATGAGACTACGAGATTCGATAACGATTGGGATTAACCTGTCGTTACGATAACCCTATCAAACTATGTACAAGTTCTGATAGGTGGGTACACCAGCCGGTACCGAATGGAAACCCGGACGTTCGCTACTAACGAGATTGTAGATAAGGGGAGAGGTTCTGCAGTAAGCCTCTCCCACGAAAACTATATTAACCTGCGTCTTGCAAATGAGGGAACCGGACCTGAACTTTGCCAGGCATTATTGTCGAAGAACCAAGGCGCAGATTAATATAGTTTTATTATGGAAGGAGTGAAAGTGGATATTGATACTCAGCAGAAGTTTCAAATATTAGAAATGATTATTGATAAGCAAAGCAAAGAGCTTACTCGATTATCGAATGCAATAGAACGAATTAGTATAGCAATGACTGCTGTACGTATGAATGAATCAAAAGGAAAAAAGAGATGATGACTCGTAATGAAATGATTGAACAACTACAAGTACAAAAGTGTCGTGTAGTATTTAAAAAGATTAATGGTGAAGAGCGTGATATGGTATGTACTCTTATGGAGACTATTCTACCTAAGGCTAAGAAAGAAGATCCTTTAACTCAGAAGAAGGTTCGAGCTGTTAATGAAGAAACTATTGTAGCTTGGGATGTTGGTAAGGATGCATTTAGGTCGTTCCGCGTCGAGAATGTTGTTTCATTTTCGTAGATAAATAACATTTTAAATTGGAGCGTAAATGTTTGAAATAATAACATCAGTTCAGTGGATACTTCTTATAGGGGTATCCATTTCCGCTTTCATGATAGGTAAGAATTACGCTACTATGAAAATGGAAGAAGTCATTGAGCATACTATACTAGCTTTGATTGAGCAGAGAATGATCAAAGCTAAAAGAGATGCTTCCGGTGAATACGAAATATTCGAATACGATCAAGAAACTTAACAGTTGCACTTATTATAAAAAGAGACTATAATAAGGTATATATGATGGAGATGTGAAATGAAGAAGATTCGTAAAAAACGTAAACTAACCGATGAGCAGAAAGCTGTACTAGTAGATCGTATTACTAAAGCACGTGAAGCTAAGAAGCCTGCTGCTCAGTTATCTATTCATGAAACTGTTCGCAGTCTACCTGATGATGATATCTTCTCTGTGAAGAATGTCAGAAGCTGGATTAAGAATGCTAAAGATAAGTTATCTGGTATGAGAAGCTGGAAGAACTCTAAAGAAAAGGGTCAAGCATCTGAGTACCTAGTACAGCAAGGCTATTTACATAACTTGCAAGCTTATCTACGTGATGGTGTCTATAGGGACTTGTACTATGGTGAAGAGCGTCAATTTAAAACTAAATTTAAATGTGTCGTAATGGCATACAATAAAGATGGTACTCCTAAACGTAGTGTGGGTGTAATGTACCCAGACATAGGTGTCTATACACCAGAAATGGATAATGAGGTAAATGGCAAAAGAGCAGTTTCTAACAAAAAACAAGTTCGCAAAAATGGTAGAAGTAAAGGTAAGAGAGCACCGGTATAGCTACATGGACGCAATCATTCATATCTGTGAAGATATAGAATTGGATCTAGAAGATATACGTAAGTATGTCTCTGGATCTATAAAAGAGAAGATTGAGGTTGAGGCAATGAATCTTAATTATCTTCCACGAGGTAACACATTGCCAGTTGACTTATAATAAATAAGTCTATATAATGATCAAGTGGATAAAACATACACAAAAATATACTGTAACATACAAGGAAAATATACATGAGTTTTGCAGCACTAAAAACTAATCGCACCGACCTATCTAAGCTAGTAGAAGCTGCTAGCACAGGTCCAGGTGAACAAACTAAAACCGATAATCGAAATGACGAACGCTTCTGGCAGCCTACAAGAGATAAGGCTGGCAATGGCTACGCTGTAGTTCGTTTTCTTCCTGGTGACGCTGAGGCTCCTACGCCTTGGGTACGCTACTGGGATCATTTCTTTAAAGGACCAACCGGTCAATGGTATGTAGAGAAGTCTCTTACATCTATTGGTCAAGCTGACCCTCTATCAGAGAGCAATAGTAAGTTATGGAACGAAGATGGTTCCGAAGAGGCCAAGCGTATTGTACGCGAGCGCAAACGGAACCTACGTTACATTGCTAATGTACTTATTGTCTCTGATCCATCTGCTCCAGAGAACGAAGGCCAAGTGAAACTATATCGCTTTGGTAAGAAGATCTTTGATAAGATTATGGACTCTATGCAGCCTCAGTTCCCTGACGAGGCTCCTGTGAATCCATTTGATATGTGGCAAGGTGCTGACTTTACGATTAAGATTCGTAAGGTAGAGGGTTACCCTAACTACGATGCGTCTAGCTTCAAGTCTCCTGCTCAAGTAGCTGGCGATGATGATCAGCTAGAAGCTATCTACAATAAGCAACACGACTGTACTGAATGGACTGATCCTAAGAACTTCAAGTCATATGATGAGCTTAAGTCTCGTCTGGCTCTTGTATTAGGTGAAAGTGCACCACGTACTGTACGTGAGAATGTATCATTAGATACTTCTACGCCTTATGTGGCTCCTCAGGCTTCTGCTCCTGCAGCAACTGCTCCTATGGCTGCTCCTGCACCTATGGCAACAGCAGAGAATACTGCTCTTGATGAGGATGATACTATGTCGTACTTTGCTAAGTTAGCAGCTGACGACTAGTTACTTACCACCACCGCCTATAGAACTAAATGCGCTCCCACCGTTGAGATTATCGATGGTGGGAGTTTCTCCTGCTAGTACTAGTTGTTGATTATGGTGATGAGTTTGATTTCTATCTCCAACTTGACCTACAGATAATGCACTAGGATGACTTCTATTTGGACCTAAGAATGAATAGTCATCTAATGCTGGAGGCATCAGTGATTGTATATCTAACGTTCTTGGTTGCATAAACCCATTTGCTTTCATAAATTGATCAAAATATTTTGTATCAAATTTTTGAGAACCAACATAATCAGGTCTATTCATCGCTGCTGTTTCGATAGCTTTAGATATAGAGAATATACCTCCTGGTATCTGAGTCTTAGCAGCTCACATTCCAATAGAAGAACTCAGTTGTGATATAGATACATCCAGATCCATGCCTCCTCTAGTACGAGAAAACTTACTAGCGATTTCAGCTAGTTTATTTATTCTTTCTTCTTCAGATAGCCCTGGTAATTGAGCAACACCTTTAAACTGTTTCTTTAATCCACCTCTTAGCATATTTTCATTACCGGTTCTAAGTCCAATATCTGCTAAGGATTCTCCCAAATAAGCGTTACTCTGAGCAGCTGCTCCTACACTTTTTATCTGAGCTAGTCTATTATTTTCCGCCATGGCTTTTAATGCAGCATCAGCAGCTTCATTAAATTTACCTGCTTCACGCAGTCTATCCATTTCAGCAGTATCATCAGCAATTTTGCCTTCCATTGCATCTACATTTTTTTGATATTGACCTTTCATCCAACCTATTAGCCAACTACCTATTCCAATAGCTGCAGCAATACCTGCAGCGGCTAATGCACCTCCAGGACCAAACATCGCACCTAGAGCAATAAAATTAGCTGCCATAGCAATGTTTTCACCTATCTCTGGATTTTCCATAGCACCACCTATAGCAGCTCCTAATATATTACCTACACCAGCTATAGCTAATCCCCAACCTAATCTAGGTTTAAAGCTTCTAGCGAAACTTTTAGCAAGCCCTGGTTTTAATTTAGTGAATCTACCATCTGCGCCGCGGCCCACTGTAGCTCCAACTGCTGCTCCACCTAGTCCAGATCTTATAGATCCTAAAATTAACCCTGGAGCAAAAAAGGCACCTATAGTAGCTCCGAATGTTGCAAAATCTTTAGCTGTTAGAGGTAGTTCAAATCCGAACGCCTTTATATTTGCTTCATCATCTATTTTAAATATGCTAGCTATAGCATTACCAACAATAGTACCAACAAAGGAAGCCATTGCAAATCTTTTACCTAGTATCATTCCGAACAGGCCGTTTCTCATCGCCTCTACTAATACTGGAGATACTTTCTTCTTAGATTCTTCATCTAGTATTAAGTCTTTAGGATCAAGAGATTCAAACACCTTTTCAACAAGTTGAGTACCAAACTTACCTATAAGAAGCGCAGCAGATCCCCATACAGCACCCCTTGCTAGATAATTTCCAACAAACCCAGCCATAGTGCCTAGAGTTGCTCCGCTAAACGCACCAGCTAGAGCAGCTGAAACCCAACGAGCAACTGTACTAAGTCCAGTAGCATCTCCTAGACCTTGCTTAAATCCAGCCTTGAAACCTTGGGGTTGAGGGGGCCTCGTTACAGCTCGTTTCTTTTCACGTGCAGCATCTAGCTTTTCTTCTAGCTCATCTCCCTTACGTCCCTTCTCACCTTCAATAAACTTAACTAAGCTCTTGGCTGTAATGTCAAGAGACTTGTTTTGTTCTAGCAGTGTTTGGTTAATTTCATCTAATGTTATAGCCATAGGTTAGACCTGTCTTTGTTGTTGTTCTTCTTTTTCTCTTTTAATCTGATCCAATAATAAAGCGACATATATTTCCCTCTCCCAAGGTATCATTAACTCAATATCTGTTAACGAATATTTATGATTTTGCATTAACTGATAATTAGTTTGATAGAAATTAGTTAATGATTCATGAGAAAGGTTTATTAAAAAAAATCTTGAATTCCTTGTAATACTTGTTTATTGTTTACGCCGCAGCTCTGACAATCAAAAACAATGTCATGCTCCATCTTAGGTAGATCTGTAACAAACTTCACTAGCTCATCAAACTGATCACCATTTAAGTTGTTAAGAAAAGTATCAATATCTGCTCTAGTCTCATCTAGGAAAGATATATTATCTTCTTCTGTTTGTAAACTATCTAGGCAAGCAACTATCATTTCATACATACTCTCTGTTAGAGTGTTAGATTCTAATTCACTAACAGTAGTTAAATGCTTATAGCTTGGATATCTCATCTTAACAGTGTATTGATCTGTAAGTTTTATAATATTTACTTCTTTAGGTACTTCTATATCAATCTTATCCAGAGGTACAACTACTTCTGTAAACTCTTCACACTCAGCGCATTTTATATTTACTTTAGTTGTCTCTCCTGCTGACTTAGCTCTAATTTGAGTAAACATATACTCAACGTCAAATGTAGCTAATTCATTAACATTAATATCTTCATAGGTACATGCTTCAATAGTGTCTACTACTGACTGTAAAATAGCCTTTTCATCTCGCGACTCTAAAGCAATAAGTAAGACTTTCTGCTCTTTTACTAAGAAAGGTCTATATGTATATTCTATTCCTGTTGATGGTATCTTTCCATTATACTTCGGAGAGACATTTATTTGTGGTAGTGCCATGATTTAATCATCCTTATTATGTTGAAGTCCAGTTCGTGTATGAAAGCTGGACGTTGAGCTTAACTAGGCCGTCTTGCTCATCAGAAAATTCAATTGTGTTCATTGTTGTTGGAAAGGCGTCTTTTAATATACAGGTGTACACAACAGACTCTCTTGTTCTTATATCTAGATCTAAATTCAATCCAAAGATT